TTTTTGGTTTTTCCTTTTATATTCGTATTATACCACTATTTAAGCCCCAGGAACTTACCTGTCGTGAGGGTCTTCATGAGTTGTGCGTGTTCTTCTGCGGTGAGACCTCCTGTTGCGCCCATATCAACGATTGCTTGCACAACTGCGTCTGCTATTTGTTCTACGGTAGCTTGTGATTCGTTTACATAAATTGTACCCGATACGCTACCATTTCCTCTAAGCGTTGCCGTAGCAGAGCCGACACCGTCAGCTTGCCCGACTGCTTTCATTAGAGCAGACATATAGGCAAGAGCTGTTGCGGAACCTGCTGCTGTACCTTCGGCACTCAATGAACCACCGATAGTACCAGTGACAGTACACGTTCCGCCAGCAGAACCGATAGCTTGTACGATAAGACTTAGGCTAGCCGTAGCCGTACCGACACCGTCAGCCTGTCCTGATGTAAACTTACCGTTGATTCCTGCTGCCGTTGCTGTGCCTGTACCTCTTGCGTTGCTTGATGATACGCCACCAGCTTTTGGGGGCATCAGCCAAGCGTCAGAACCATAGCCATTAGGCAGGGCAGCACGGTTTGATACATTCGTTACGTTTGCATCACCAATATACACACCCCTCAGAGAACTTTCACGCATCCAACCAGAGGGATTAGTTGACGCACCCATCTCTTTACCTGGGGTTAAGTTTCTTACTGAGTAGTTGCCTAATAACATGATTAGTCCTTATTTAGTTCCAGACGAACTCTAGGGCTCCTGAAAAGCTAGAGTTTGCAGGAGTTAGTACTGTTGAACCTACAAGGAAGTAAATTGCTGCACCGTCATAAATGCGAGGCATACCGCCCATTTCATAGCGGAAGTTTCTCTCAGCCATAACACCCTGAGTGGTGATTTGGAAGCGACCAAGTGGCTTAATAAGTGCGACTGAGTATTCACCAGATAGGTAGTTGGTTGAGTTCTGAATAGTGTCAATTTGTGCGTACCCTGCGTCTGCACCCTGTCGCGGCATAGCGTAGTTGTACTTACCTGTACCAGCTGCACCCGTGTAAAGAATCAAACTGTTAGAAGCTGCTGTTTTGCCGACTGGTAGGACGGTTGGCGTTGCTCGTGAGCCAACTTGTGCTGAGTTGGTGTAACCAAGTGAAAGGTTAGGTGTAGCTGCGCCAAGCGGAGTAGCGTTCGAGTTGAAGAATATTGCTTGCAAGCCAGCACCATTGGTGTAGCGTGGGAGCAACCAGCTAATCGTGTGAGTACCTGTGCCTGTTGAGGTAATGTTGATAGCTGTACCTGCAACTGCGTTAGCGTATGAAGTAGCGAGTTTGAAAGTAGTGTCAGAAACTTTTATTACATAGTAGTCAGTAGCCGTTGCTAAACCTGCGGGTAGTGTTGTTGTTGTCGTAAGACGTACACGTGTACCAGTTAAGATGTTACTAGGGTAGCTCGCTGTCGAGGTGTACGTACAAATGTCTGTTGTGTCGTCTGCCGTAAAGGTATCTGACTGACCAAGGGTATTAGTGGTAGCCTGGGCTGTAGTTGTCGTTACAGAAGTAACGCGGTAAAATCCGACAACATCTACTGCTTCAACGATACAAGGAGCTACGGTAGCTGCTGCCGTTCCGACTGCACCAAAGTTCATATACTTATAGGAAGTAGGTTGTACGTTACCACCAGTTTGTAGGCTCGCACCACCAGTGGTGTCGTTCTTTACAGCCTGGAATGCTAGGTTAGTTCCCGTGTTGAATAGAGAATCTGCACCTGGGTTTCCTGAACCACGAAAGAGTGTGTGCCACTCAGTCAAAGCTGCTGCGGTGGTTGGGTTAAAGTTCTTGCTAAAGTCTGCACGCCAGGTTTGCCCGTTAGCTTGTGCTGCTAGGTACTGGTCGTCTGATGTAAATCCTGCCATTGTATTAACTCCTTGTTAATTCCATATTACTTTTAGGTCACCTGATAGGGCTGTGGCTGCCAATGAGCCGTTGGGCAAACAGAGCCAGTTCAGGTACGCATCGTTATAAATCTGTGGTATTTCACCATTTTTTAAGTAGTAATCTACTTCGTTGGGGGCTGTTATTTCGCGTATTTGGGTTTGTGCTAAAGGCTTCACTAAGACAAGAGCGAACAGTCCTACGTCACCACCAAGCATTTGTACGCTATCAATACTTCTCACGCCGGAATCACCCTTTTGCAAGCCGATAAATGGCCCACCAGATGAATTAGTCGTTGGAGTAAGTACTGAAGTTGTGATTGTACCCACCACTGTGGAGGTGTTCTGCACGACAGTTTGCGACACTCTGCCACTTACACCGTCAGAGTTTGTGTAGGTAACGTAGAATGACTGCCCACCAGTACGAGCAGATAGGGTAACTGCCATCATCTGTACCCCGACTCCATCGGTGTAACGGGGCAAAGTAACGGTGTTGTCCATCACTTGAGGTTCAAGTTCTGAGTCGTCAATCGTTGGGTAGTAGAGTAGGTAATCGCACAAAATCATACCCATCGGGAGGGCGGTGGCTGCGTTGGCCATTACAGTTGTGAGACGTAGATACTTTGTGTACGGTGAGACATCATACCCGTGAAACATACCCCTGTCGGCTGAAAAGGACACTTGAGCTGCCGTTAATGGAGTTGCGTCAAACCAGTTTTTAGCCTTCGGTGTACCCTGAGCTGTAGCGAGGTCATACCAAATACCAGCAGTTGTTACCGCTGATGGGTTTTTACGCCACGCATAACGGTTCTCTCTGCCAGCTCTCTCTGCGTCTACTAGCTCTCGGTAGTTCATCTAACCCTCTGTTGTACTCTTTCCGTGAGCATCGCCACCAACTGATACTGTTATCGGTACACCCTTTGGATAGTTACCTGCTGCAAAATCTTCTGCTGATATAGTCATTGTGTAGTCCTTAATCTTCGGTGACAGTTAGTGCGCCGATTGCGAACAGTGGTGTGATAAGTTCTGAGACTGCTAGTGGGGTAGATAGCGCACCTGAGTAAATAATCTTGCTTGCACCGCTTGAAGCAGTCGTGATTGAGAAGTAAGTAAGGGTTGCGCCCGTAGCACCACATTCAGGGAATGTAATTTGTGCTGCGTTCGTAACTGAGTTACCTGATACTGTCCAACCTGCGCCTGAGCGAGCTACTGCTTGTCGTGCGTAGTTTGTATAAGATGTTTCACTTGTGGCTGCCGTTCCTGCTTCGCCTGGGTCTGCGGTGTGAAATGCTACATATAGTGAACCAGCGGTTGCGCTGTTCTGTAGACCACTCGCATCACCGATGTCTGCGATGTCTGTGTTGTTAAAGATAAGACCGAGTAGGTCTGTTTCAAATGTATTTCCTTTTGACATATTATTTTCCTTTAACGGTTACTTCGCCGTTCTTAATGGTTATTGTTGTTTTCCGCAGTTCTTCTAAACTCAGTCCGTATTCACGGGTGAGCTTTTCTTCAAGCAGACGAACTGCAACGTCTACTCTGTTGTCTACTGGCTTTACTTCTGCCATGTAATCTCCTTTAGAACGCTTCATCGAACCGTCCATACGTTAAGGTTGCTCTGTCCGTCCACGCATCCGTGTACGATGTAACCGTTCCATTGTTGGTAACAGTTGCATAGGAAACCGATGTGTCCGTGAGCTTGATTATTTTCCAAGTACCATCAGAGGTTGTTTGTCCGAAGTACGAAGTTGTGTCTTCTTCTATATCGTTGGTAGCGTAAACAGCAGCAGAAGCACCGCCACTCGAAATCAGAGAGCCGTCTGGGTTAGTCACCTTAATCTGCGCCGGGGCCTGGGGTTGCATCCGAACAGCGGTGTCTATGCTGGCAAGTTGCTCGTTTAAGTCAGATAGTGCCTGGAGGATACTCGTGTTGTCGTTCTTTGGTATGGCTATGCTTTGAACAGCTTGCTGGAAGGCCTTAGGTAGGTCGGTTTTGAGGACTTTTTCTATTTTCGTGAGGTCAACAGTAGGAGCGTCGACATGAACGACTGGTGCGTCAGCTTTCGGTACGTTAACAACAGGAGCCTTCTGGGCGCTCACAGCGGCCTTCAGGGCCTTTTCGAGCTTCGAGATGGCATCAACTACGGGTTGGGCAATGTCGGGCTGCTCAGGGGCTTCTTTTGCCTCTAAGCCGCGCAGGGCACCACGCATGTCGACCAGCAGGGCACCCATCTTTTCAAGGTTGGCGTTTGGGTCGTTCTTCTCCAGGAGCGACAATGTTTCCTGGGTCATGTCGGCGATGTCTTGGAGGGCGGTGAGTTGCGCCTTCGCCTGGTTGTGCGCGTCTAATTGGGCCCGCTGTTCGGGGGTTAACTTCGTTAAATCCAGTTTTGGTATTTTTGGGTCCATATTGTTTTGGTTACTTATCTTTATTGTATCACTAAATGAAACGGGCGGCTCGCTGGAACTCCTCGTAATCAAGCAGTGCTTCGGTGTCGCCGATGCGGATAACGAACATCTGGTCACGCTTGGCCTCATCGTTCATATCCCACTTAATGGTCACGGGGTGCTTGAGCGAGTAGTCTTTGAGCGTGGCGCAGGGATGCTTCGCCTGGTCTTTGGCCCACTGGGTCTCTCGGAGGGCGACAATATCCTTGTCTTTGCTATAACGCATCACCGTCCTCGTAGATTGCGAGGATAGCGTCATCACGACAGGCGCGGACATCTTCGCCAAACGGCGTCGGGATACTGGTGTAGCGCTCAAAGAACACCTTATCACCAACTTTGCAGACGGCCACATCGTCGCCAATCGCCACCACCGTACCCGTTGGCCGGAGGTCTTGCCACTGTTCAGAGATTAAGATGCCATCGTCGTCTTGGGTTTTTACCCCATCCGTCTTAATAAGCACAATACTATTATTCGGTTTTATCATGTTTCTTCTCCACATCTGTTATAAGCGAGCCAGCGGTCATTAAGAGGCCCGCAGTTGATACAGCGACATTCACTGAGCTGATAGCCGACTCAGCGGGGTCAACAATCCCGTGACCTGAGAGGTCGGGTGTATACGCGCCGGTGGCAACATCTAAGCCCGCATTGTAGGCGAGTTGCATAAATACCTCTTCGTTATAAAAGCCAGCATTGGTCAGGATTTGGATAGCGGGTTGTTTGAGCGCTTGTGCGAGCACGAGTTCGCCTTCGGTTGTGCCGAGTGTATCAGACGCCCCAAAGAGGGTAGAGCCCGCGCCAGGGATGGTGCCGCCACGCATCGCGGTCTTACTGGCGCCTACGGCGTCTTCAAAGCGGTAGTGGCGTTCTTCAATCTCAGATTGGCTCGCGCCACCGATTGTAATGATTGCGACTTTTCCTTCCAGCACGGCGAGGCGCTTGTCGACGTCTGGCTGGAACTTCTTGGTGTCTTTCTTGAGTTCGAGGACGGCCTGCTTGCGGGCTTCAACGTCTTCTTCAATCCCGTACCCACGGACCATAACGGTCTTTTCCATACCAGCCACCACGCTACTCACGCGACCGAGGTGTGCTTCGGACACAGATTCCAGTGGTGTGCCATTATCTTTGCCGAGGACCGTGCCACCTGTGACGGCGGCGATGTCTTGCAAATAGCTCGTCTTGTCATCAATGTGCTGGCTGATTGGGACAGCGACAGCGTTGATGACCCCCTTCACACTATTGAGGGTAATGATGTTGAGGGCGTCGCCAACAATATCGTGGGCTAAGATGATAGCCTTGGCGTCTTCCATGCTATGGATAAGTTTCAGAATAGGGGCGACATCCTCTTTATCTCGGAGCGGGCGGTCGCAAATCACTACATAGGGTTCGTCGAAGGCGGTTGATTGGCTCGCGGGGTCGCGGACGAGGTAGGGGCTGGCGAGGCCTGTGTCTAATTGGATACCGGTCACTACTTCTACGTCAGTCTGGGTGCTTTGGCCTTCTTTGAGGGTCACGAGGCTGTTAATGCCCAGCTCCCACACCACCCCAGCGACCAGTTTGCCTATTTCGGGGTCGGAGGCAGCTACGGTGGCTATCTCTTCCAGCTCTGCGAGTTTCGTTATTTTACGACATTGGGTTTTGATGTAGGTAATGACTTGTGCTGCGGCCTGTTCGAGACTGTTTTTCAGCAACATCGGGTTCGCACCGTCTGCGATGAGTGGCTGGGCGTGTTGGAGAATGGCCTGGGTGAGCACGGTAACCGTCGTCGTACCATCGCCATTTAACCCATCGACTTCACGGGCAGCGTTCTGTAAGAGTTCGACGCCAGCTTGCTCGTTCTTGTCGGGCAGGTTAATCGCTTCAGCGACTGTCACCCCATCACGGGTAACGTAGGTGCGGCCCCTCTTTCTAATAATTGCGTTGCGCCCACGGGGGCCCATAGTGGCTCCAACTGCGGTGGCGGCTTTGTTCACTCCGTTGACTATCTTGGGCAGCGCCTCGCTACCAAGAGAAACATCAGTATCCATTGTTTGGCTATCCTTTTGTTTAATTTACCTGATTCTATTATAACACCAAAAAAGACCCCGGAGGGTCTTCTCTAGTATGGTCATGTGAACTTAGTATAACACTAAATGTTCTTACCACCTGATACCTGAGCTACTGATGCAGCAGTCGGTACAATCGTCGTTGCAGCACCCGTTGTAGTAACGGCTTTTTCTGCATAGATGACAGCTTGTTCGAGCTTGGAGTCGTTAGGGTATGACGTTTGAGTCACGTTAACGGCGCCAGCTCGTAAGTTTAGTTCTGCGCGTGATGGCATGATTGATGTTCCTTTTGTTTTTTATACCGATACTCGGACTGATGCTTTTCTCTGGTAGGCAGTTTTGGCTCATGCCCAGGAGTGTGTGCCTAATAAATTAAGCAGCAGTTGTGCGAGTTAGCTCGATGAAGCTAGCAGCACGGTTGACACCTACACCGTAAACGGCGTGAAGGACAACCTTCCAAGCGATTGAGTCAACGCTATATTCCATTTCGAACTTAGGACTTTGCTGTTTAGCAAGGTTCAAAGCTTCTTTGTGGAAGAATTGGTTGCGTCCAGTTGTTGATACAGGCACGTTCTGGCTCATGTAGAGGTCCATACCGTACAAGCTACCTACAAGACCGTCAGTACCGTCAGTAGCTTTACCAGCTTTGCCAGTTTGGTCGTAAGCAACATACTTGTTAACACCTAGTAGGTCACCCTTTGTGTAGTGACCGATAACACCGCGACGGCCGCTCTGTGGAGTGTTTGCAGCGTCAAGTGCAGCAACAACAGATAGTACGTCAGCGTCGTCAACAGCAGCACCACCTGATACAGATGTACCAGCTGAAGCGTAAAGACCAAGAACGTCTGTGTCGATTTGACGAGCAACAGCTTCGCTCATGCGAGTCTGGAATACGCTCTTTAGGTCGTAGCTAGACTGAATCTTAGCAATGTCTTCGATTTTAACAGCGCTATAGTAGTGCTTGTCGATGTTTAATGTGATAGGTGCACCGTTAGGTACGTCATAAGTAATGTCAGTTGAAGCGCTTTTTGCTCGTGAGTCAACAGCGATTGCAAATGGGATGTTTACAATGTCGCCGCCGTCAGCTACAAGGCCGCTTAGGTCGTTTACTAATTTTGCAGCCTGAAGTTGCTTGTCAAATGGTTGCTGAACTTCACGGCTCCACTTTTCTTGGATATATTGGGCGGTTGCAGCAATAGTCTTAGTAGTATTGCTGTTAGTGGTTGGAGTTGCCATTTTATATGGTTCCTTTTTGTTTAGTTAAATGTTTGTTTGCTAACGGGTGTGAACGCCGGCTTGCTTGAGGAAAGCATCCAGTTCTTCATCACTCATAGCGTCTGGTGACTTGTTAAGGTCGAGGCGCTTAGCTTGGCTGCCGTCTGGTCGGAGACCGGTGGTGGCTGCTTGCTTCGCGATGTTCTGCACAGACCTTTGGGCCTTTTGGGCGCCGATAACTTCACCAAGTTCCATCACACTTTCTACAAACTCTGCATATCGTATGTTGGGGTTCGCTACTGTATCGCTTGCTTGGTCATACCCGGCGGTCGATAGATACCAGGTGTTGACGGCGTTGGCGAGAGCGGGGTTAAAGTTCTCTTTGTCCTCAGGGTTAAGCTGTGAGAACTTGCTTTCTACTTTAGGAGCGTCTATTTCGAGACGAGTGTGGAATTGGATTGATTTCGCTTGCTCTAATCCTTGATTATATGCCGTTTGGCTGGCTGCCTGTCGGTCGGCCTGGAGTTGTTGAATAACTTCTGGGTCGGCGTCGAGTGCGGTGCCGTAATCTAGTCCTTCAGCTGGTTGTGGAGCTTCGGGTGCTTTAGGCTGTTGCTTGAGTCGTTCCAAGACTTGTTGAATCCGTAGGTTTTCTCTGCGAGAGGGCTGTTGCGGGGCTTCTTCTGCGCCTTGTTCTTCCGCGGGTTCAGCTTCTTCTACTGCGGCAGCTTCTTCAGCTACTTCTTCCGTCGTGTCTTCCACTACTTCTTCAGTAGTTGGCTCACTAGGGGACTGGTCTAGTTCTGAACCTGACTCTATCGCTTGGTCAAGTTCTTCATCGGTTAACTTTGTTAAGTCGTCCATGGGTTTTCCTTATTGTTAAGTATTTTTTACAGACCACGTTAATGGGACGGTCGACCCCAATTTGAGTTTTTATGACTCTAATTAAGATAATACCACTTTGCGGAACACCGGTAAACCGTCATCATCGGTGCCAACCAGTATCCTATCTGTTGGTATAGTCTGGACGAGAGGCCCTAACTCCGTCTCACCAATTAACTGGTTACCTTCCAGGCGCCAGCTGTTTGGTTTAAGGAGCTGGAGGTTTTCTTGGATTTCCGCCTCCGTACCATGGCTAAAACTCTTAGGTGGTTCTTTACCGTGCTTGCGGTAAAAGGCGGCGATGCGCTCGGCCTCATCCATTCTTCGTAGCCTCCGCTGCTTGTTCGTAAGCATTAATGAGCATCTTGAACTCGCCAATCACGACGTTCGCGATAGCCCACTGCGCGGCGCGCTCTTTGGCGTCAACCTCAGTGAGGACGCGCCCGTCAGGCAAAACCGACTGGTAGTAGGCGATGCGGGCTTCGAGTATCTCCTTCAAGCGGGCAAACTCTTTGGTGCGGCTAAACTTAGCCATCTGTTTCTCAACGACAAGTTCTTTGTCATCAAGGTTTATTTCGGGCAGGTCGATGCCGAAGCTATCTCCGACAATTCCGTTACTAGGTCCCATTGACTATCTCCTTTACGATTATAGGTTGCTGACAATATCGGCGGCGGTTGCGAAGGTCTTATCCTGGAAGACTGCCCCGCCCCCTTGGTGTGGCCCGGCCTCAGCTTGCTCAGCTTGCATGGCTGCCATCTGCTGTTCTTGGCTAAACTGTGCTTCCTGCATTTGGCGTTCTTGTGCCATCTTGGCGGCTTCTTGCTGAGCCTGGAGCTCCTGTGGGCTTGGCCCATCGGTTACGGTTACGAACTTACTCGCTCCCTTGATGTCGAGGAGGTTGTCGTAAGTGCTCATAATCTCCGCCCAGTTCACATCGATACGCGGGTCATCCTTGAATTGGTTTTGGAACTTCGCGAGGTTGGCCATCAGGCGCTCAAGCTGCATCAGTTGGTTATCTTTGGTTAATTTGAGGGTAGAGTCGGGGGCGATGTTAAATCGGTACTCCACACCCTTCAGTGAGGCGGGGTCGACCGTAAGGTCGCCGGCGGTCATGGTCTGGTCAGCGCTAAACCCTTTGTCAAAGAGCCCAATCACATCTTCCAACCCGGCATCGATGATGTCTTGGATGTCCTGAGAGAAGAGCTGGACCGGTATCTCTTCCGTACCAACGTTGGCGACAAGGCTAAAGAAGCCGTCGGTTAATTGTTCAATGGCTGTTTCCATGTGGCGTACGTCCGCGCCATCACGGGTTGCCTCTTTTTCAGAGTAATTACTGATAGCGGCAGGGGTTTTACCTTGACTCGGGTTCAAGGCTTCGGCACCAGGGATGCTGGCGTTCTGGGTGCCGTAGAGGCTTAATAATGAGCCGGTCAGGTCGCTTTGGACTGCCTGATAAGTAGCGAGACCAGCCGTGCTTGTTTCAAGTCGGCGGATAGAGTTCGGTATGGTTTCCATCATCACTCCACCTGGGCGGTAGTCAAGGGTGTGCTTTTGGACACCATTGGCGTTGACGACCAGTGGTGGGACCAAGTTCATCTTCACCGCTTGGAAGTAGAGGTTGCGGACACCGTCACGGGCGAACTGGAGTGGCTTTGCGCGCTGGAAGTCACCGAGACCGTAGAAGCTATCAAACAAGGGCTGGCTATATTTAATGACAAATGGGATGCGGCCGTTCTTGTGTGGGTTCTTAATGCGCCGCACTTCTAGGAAGGCGTGGTCAGGTGCAAAAGTGACCCATTCGCCGTCTTCGCCCGCTTCGTAACGGGTTGCGAGGCAGATGCCCTTTTTGGTGCCCTGTGGCGTGCGGTTGCGGACAATAAGGCTGTCTTTATCGGCATCAGCATCGGTGACGGCTTCTGCGGCAAGGTCGAGTAATGCGCGGAGGGCGTGGGGGTCCCAGCCCCCAAGTTCGGTTTTGCCGCCCTCGTCATCGAGAATGGCTTGCAGTTGCTTGGCGCCAACCCATGTTAAGGCTGTCACATAATCCATGTCTTCAATGCTGACACGGCCCTGTTGCGGGACTAAATTGCGGGGGCTCCACAACCAGCAGTCTGGGCCCATATAGCCAGTTGCACTGACATTCCAGTCGTAGAACATCGGCATATAGCCGTAGATGCTTGAGTAGAGCTGCCAGAGGTTGAGTTTCTCTAAGAAGGGGCGCTGAGCGTTGGCGTTCGGGTAAATCCACTTCTGGCGGAGGATGTCCATGAAGGCAGCCTTCCCCACGTCAGCTTTGCCGACCGATTGGGTTTCGCCGTCAGGCAGTTTCGCAATCACGCGGTCAGCACGTTCTTTTGCAAGGGTCATGGCATAACTGTCCGTGATTTTACTGCCATCGACTGAGCCAGAGACCGAATCAAAGACCTGCCCCACGAGCATGGCTTCGTATGAGTCAAATGAGTTGATGTAGTTGCGGTGTATTTCGTAGTCTTCGAGGTAGTCCTTACGGTACTTATACTCGTATTTGTTACTTTTTGCGGTTTTTGTGTCTTTTTGTGCCATTTTACGCCTTTTTTAGCTATATTTAGTGTCTTTTTGGTCGAAAAGACCGATAAGTTTGATGTTTCCGTCTTTCATGTCTAATTTTATATGAGCTTGGCCACTAAAGCTAGCGCCCACGAGTTGGTTAATCATGATAATGAGGTCTTTCATGGCTTCTTGGTTGTCGACATAGCGGAGGGTTTCCTCTGATGTAGTGCTGATTTGGGCGGTTTTGCGGTCGACACGCTTAATTTGGATGTCGATAGTCCCATACGGGACAGTTTCTATGATGTGGTACAGGTCTTGTATGTATTTTGGTTGGGGCATATTAAAATCCGTAATCGTTTAATGACTTAATAATACTACTTGTTGGCACTTTCTCTTCTTTTGCCACGCCGTACTTGAGGTGGAGCACAAGGTAGCGGAGGGCGTCGGGGCCGTGGTCGTCATCTTTAATAGGCTGTTCGCTCGGGTTGCGGTCAGGCTTGTCTTCAGGGTAGCGGTAGGCTTCCATCTCTCGGATAAGGTTCTTACAGATACTGCTGATGAATAATGTTGGCTTCGGGGCGCCGGTCAGCTGAATGCGGGGCTTCAGTTTGGTGCGGATAAGGTCGATACCATGCGTGATACTGTCGGCGCGCTTGACCACGGGGACAATCGGGAACTCTCGTGCCATCGTTTCAATGGCGTCCTTCGCGGCCGAGTCACCAACCATCAGAATCAGGCGGTTATCTTCACCGAGCTTCTCGCGGAAGCGGGGGATAAGGTCTTTGAGGATGGTTTCCTTGCCGTAGACCTCATCAAATACCCACCAGTTCTGGTCTTTATCGATGCCAACGAATAAGGCGGCGGTTGTGTGATAGCCGAAGTCAATACCACTATAAATAGAGAGTTGGTCCATCTGCGGTACGTCGCTCGGCTTGACAACGTGTATGTCGCGGTTAAAGGTAGGGAAGACGGCCCCTTGGACAGCCCGGAACTCAAGTTCGTACTCCTGGAGGAAACTGGATAGTGCGCCCTTCATTTCGGCGTCCCTTCTTGCGGTGGCCATGTGCTCGGCGGAGACATAAGGCGAATCGCGCCAGGTTGCTTGTAAGAAGAACCAGGTGGGGTCATCTCGTCTGAGCTCAATCAGGTCGTAGAAGTGGTTGTAACCGCGGGGGGTACCCATGAAGATAGCCCACCCATTGGTCGTCGAGAACATTGGCTCGTAGACGGTGTCCCAGTTGTCGGGGTCTTGGTCGCCATACTCGTCAAAGATAATACCGTTAGCCTTAAAACCACGGTGGCTGTCTGCTTGGTCGGAACCGAGGAGTTGGAGGGTAGAGCGGGGCATGTTCTTGTCGTGGTTGATGACGAGCTTAGTGCCATCGGGCATTGTGAAGTCCGCCCCCTCAACGTAGTTAAACTCAATCAGCAAATCTTGTTCGTTCTTCTTATATATAAGCTCCTTGGGGATGAGGGGCACATATTGGCGCCAGACAACCTCGTGGGCCTGCTTATACGTTTTGAACACCACAAAGTAGCGGCCCTGGTCCTTGAGGGCGGATAACCAGGCGAAATTAACGGCGAAGTACGTTTTGCCCGTTTGTCGTCCAAACAGGAGGATACCGCGCTTGTATTTGCCGGTCATAAAGGCGGCCATCGCCAGGGCTTGCTTCTTGTGTGGTTGGAAGCTCACGGTTTAGTCTTTTACTTTACCCTTGAGTGTGTCGAAGGGGATAGAGGCTGAGGTTGTTGAGCTGACTTCGTAGACGTCCACAATCTGGTTGCCAATCACCTGCTGCTTCGTGCGGCTTTTGGTGTTCGTGTTTGTTGGTGCATACCAGTTCTCTAGGAGCCAGTCGCGCACTCTTATGTAGCGCATTTCGTCTAAGAACTCTTTCTCTTGGTAGTCTTCAACGTGGAGACCATTTTGCTTCGCCACTGCGAGAGCGGTTTCTGGGTCTTCGTGCCAAATCATTTGCTTGCGGACGTAGCGTTGGCCGCTGTCTTCGCCGTCTTCGTCAAAGACCTTGCCGATAAGCTGGATAGTGAACTTCGGTTCGCTAATGCGTCGGTTGTCGATAGTAGTGTAGCTGGATAAGCTGACTGACTGTTCAAGTTCCCAGTTCTCTTCAAAAGCAAAACGAGCTAACCGTGGCTCTTTGCCTAGTCGCTCGCTATAGTCTGGATAATAGTTGGGGTCGGTGTTGTACTTCTGGTGGGTACCGATAAGGCCTTGTGAGGTGATTTGTGCGCCTGGCAATTCGGGGGCAGAAGGTCGCTGTGATTGGAAGACCAGTTGTTTCAGCTCTTCAATCTGGGCTTTCATGGCCTGGATGTCGTCGTCGTTTCCAATGGTCGTTTGTGTGTCTGCGGTTACTTGGGCTGGTTGTGAAGCCTTAGCTGCACGGCTCGCTTTCATTTTTGCGGCGAAGGCTTGTCGCTCTTCGTCAGTCCATTCCTTTTTTGGCATGGGTTTTTCCTTGTTTAAGTTGTATGTTCGCACCTTTTATTTGAGAGAGTTTTGTTTTTTATATCATAACACATTGCTATACTGGGTAGATATATGAAGCACGTCGCAAACCTCCCGGAAGGCAAGAAGCTCAAGCTCGTCTTCGATGCGTCGGTGTACTCACCGCTCCACACCTCAGTCGATACGATTGTGGCGGCCTGTATTGTGGGTAAGGATATGGCGAGTCTCGTAGATGTGGGCTGTGGGTCGGGGTTGATAGGGCTGGGTGTGAAGAAGGTGCTACCCCACCTAGATGTGGTGTTGGCGGATACCTCGATTGCGGCTCTTAAAATAGCGCGGAAGAATGCAGTGCGGAATAAGGTATCTGTGCGTCTGGTACAGTCCGATTTGCTGGCGGCAGTGGAGTATGCCGATATAGTGACAGCCTTCCTGCCCTCCTATAATGATGCTGATATGGGTAAGCACCGCCTGTACGGTCCTGTGAGTGCCTACGCTGCGTCTGACGATGGCTTCGCGCTGTATGACCGCCTGCTGGACGAGTGCAAAGACAAATGTAGGGTGCTTATTGTGGAGATACAACCCAGGTTACGCCAAAGGTTCCGAGAGGCCTGTGCCGAGCGGGGGTACCGTCTAGCCGTAGAAACCGACTTCTCGTTTACCTATCTCATTGGCTAGTAGTGCCACTGGTTCTCTTCGGGACGCTGGCTAGTCTGCTGGGTCTTCGCGGCTACTTGGTCGATAAAGCTGTCGTCGTTTAAGATGGCCTGTTTCATTCTGGCTACGACGTCGTCCTGGACGTTGTCTAAGCTGTGCTTACGGACTAATTCCTCCATGAATGCGCTGCGATTGTCCGGCGCTTGTTGCTTAATGTAAGCGTAGAGCTTGGGGTCTAGCCTGATGGTCATAGATACTTTGTTGTACGTCATATCTTATATAATACAGTTTGTAAGACAATAGGTCAATTTAGGTGGTATTTTGTGGGAAATTGCGTCTATTTGCGTATCACAGACACTCGAAGATACTTCTTTTTTCTCTTATATATAGAAGAGACGGAGTAGCTATCAAGCCCTGAGTGCATGGGGGGTATGGTGCTGCCTCACCTCTGTTAATTGGTGTGTGTTTTCTTATCCTATGTCGTACAATATGTGTTGTACGACATAGTTTACCCCTGTTACTGTGGTGTGGACCGCTGTTCTAACTCTGTTACTGCTTGGCTTAGGTCGATACTGAACTGAACACTGACCCCTGTTGTTTGCACCTGTTGTACCACTGTGCCAAGGTTTCTGTCCTCAACTCTGAAGGCTGCTGTCAACCTGTCTCTGTCTTTAGCTTCTGGGTTGTTTATCAGTCCATGTATGTATGTTTGTGCATCTTTTAGCTGTTCATTGCTATATAGTGCTATATTCTTGTTTTGTTCGTTGCGGTGTACGAGTTGGCGCGCCGTATCTGGGTTAGCGTTTGGGTATACCTCTCTTGCTATGCTAGCTAGTGACTGCTCAGGGTTTGCCATCTTCTTATCTGCATATTCTTTTTGCTTAGGTGTAAGCGTGACTGTGGCGCCTGAGTTTGTGACTATATTTATTCTCTTTTGTCGTGGTGTGCTCATATACCTATATTATACTATGTTGTTTTTAGTGGTGGTGTGGCGCGTTGCGCTAGGCTGTGAAAAACTTTATACATATTACTATTGACTGTGTTACGTTAGCGTGCTATTATAGATGGTAGATAAAGATAGTCAATCCTTTATCGCAAGAGTTTACAAGCGGTTAGCGGTGTCAGTCTCCACCATATAAAAAAGAGTTATAACCTTACCTGTAACAACGATACGGCTTATAGGCTCACCCTAGCGTGTTATACGGGCTACTGTGGGCGCACAAACGGGCTACTAATGCGTTAGCATGAGCCTATGAGCTAACAATTATATAAATGTAACGAGTAAAGGGCGTACAAAATGGCTAAGACAATTTGGTTGTATGGGCGCGAGGGTTCGGGCTATATGTTCGGTAACTTGGGCAAATACGAGAATTTAGACAAAGACTTGCTTATACGAGTATACGGGCGCAAAAACCTGTTGTGCGTTGTGAGCAATAAGAGTGTGCTTAGTGAAAGCGAACTAAAAACCGCGCCAAAGTGGCACATCAAGTACGGTAACTAACTAATTAAAGACAAGGAGCTTAATTATGATTTTACAACAAGTAGATTTTAACGATTTTTGGGAATGGTTGGGGCGAAGCGACAGCTACAAGAATAACTTTAGCTATGACGGTGCAAAGGCACTGTTTGAATATATCGAAGAAGCAAGCGACAACGGCGAGCAAGAAGCAGCAGACAATTACGACCCTATTGCATGGTGCGTAGAGTTCAGCGAATACGCCGACTTTGGCGAATTCCAACACGATACAGGCTACACCAAAGACGGTGTAGTGTACAAGGGTTATGACAATATAGACACCCTCGAAGATTTGAGCGACCATACAATTGTAATCAGCGAATCACCTTTAGTGATTGCGGACTTTTAATAGAGGTATAACACTATGAACTATAAAGACTATAAATGGCTACAAAAGGGCACTAAGCAAACCCGGCGCGACAGAGCAGTGCAACGAGTTAAGACAATTCTACTAGTCGGCTTGCTAATGGTGATATTTATACTAAGCGGGTTTTTAAATTAAAGGAGTAATGTATGAGACGATTGGATTATAACCTAGTGGCGATTGGGTTGGCGCAAGCGCTGAACGAGTGCCGGACCGAGCCAGTAGCGGGCGTGGTGCTAGCCATAGACGCCATGTGCGAAGTGCTAGCCAACGATAACCGCAACTTTGACCCATTACTGATGATACAAACCATAGAGTTGTAT